TTTTCATTAGAAAGCGGAGAAAATAATGTATATTCAACCACGACTGGTTTTGGATCATATAAACCGTTAAGATTCACATCCTCAGAATACACCTATAGAATTGGTGGAACCGAAATAATGCGTATCGCTAATTCAGGTAACGTAGGTATTGGTACTACTAGTCCCTCAGCAAAATTACAAGTCAAAGGAGACGGGGGTGTAGCAGGAATTACATTTCAAACCACAGATTCTTCTAATAACCAAACATTCTACGTATTAGACGGAGGTAGAGCAGGAATACAGTACTATCCGTTTATGATAGCTCATTCTTCTTCTGTAACTCCTACTGGAGCTCCTTATCTACAAGTAGCAACTAGTGCATTGTATGTTTCACAATCCGGTAACGTAGGTATTGGTACTTCTAGTCCAGATGATAAATTAGAAGTAGAAGGCGGCGGAATTGGTATTAACAACACTTCAGATCCTTACCTTAGATTTAGAGAAAGTGGAACAATAGTGTCTGATATATTTGCAGATACTAGTGCTAATAACTTAGTTGTTAGAGGATCTTCAGGGCATGGAGTTGAAATTTTAGCAAACGGTGCTTCTGAAGGAGCAGCTCACTTAGTTGTTTCTGGTTCTTCAGGTAACGTAGGTATTGGCACTGCTAGTCCTAGTGCTAAATTAGAAATCGCAGGGTTTTCTACAGGAGCAGGTCTAAAATTAAATTACGGTAACTCCTCAGGCACAATTGAAGCTATAAACTTTATAGCTAACGGTGGAGCTAATGGTGTTATAGGAATGCAAATGGTAAGTGCTGGAGTTGGAGATTTATGGTTAGGAGGCTCAGGCGGAAGATCATTAACACTATACAGAGATGGCAACGTAGGTATTGGTGTTGATGTTCCAAACTATAAATTAGAAATTAGCGGAAGTACTAACGTATACGGTCGTTTAGATGTTGGTACAGGCCTTGATTTCCCAGCAGGAACCTCCAACGCAATTGCAACATTCAAACAAGCAGGTTCTGTAGGAGGTATAATTTTACAAGAAGCTGGTGGCACATCAAACGACAGAATATTAAAGTTAAACTCAAACGGAGATGAACAATCTATTGAAGCAACTTATAGAGATACAGGCCCATACGGTAACTTAGTATTCAAAACAGGTGGTTCCAATAGAATGTTTATCTCTAGTTCAGGTAATGTAGGTATTGGTACTGATAGTCCTGCGGATAAATTAACAGTAAAATCACCAGGTGAGGTTGGAAGTTACGGTGATGGATTTGTATTTCAAAGAAATGCTACTACTGCTAAGCTTGTTAGAATATATGAAAGTAGTGCAGATGGATTTTTAGAAGTAAGAACTGGTGGTGACTCTATTGTATCAAAATTATCAGGATATTCAGGTACTCCATCATATTTCTTATCTAACGTAGGTATTGGTAATACTAGTCCAACTACAAAATTAACAATAGATAATTCTCCAAACCCTAAAACTAACCATATAGACATGGTTGGTTATAATGGGACAGCAAAAGGACATGTAGGACAATTTTCAGATACTTTATATTTAACCTCCAACTGGTATTATGATGGAGGACAATATTATGATACTGTTAGTTTAGGTCAAGCAGCAATTGTAGCAAGTGCCGGTGCTACTACAACAAGCTTTATTGATTTTTTATTATCAGATGCTGGAGCAAGCTCCCCAGCATCAAAAATGCGTATCAGTGCAAATGGTAATGTAGGTATTGGTACTACTAGTCCAAGTGCACCACTTACTGTAGCAGGTACAGCAGATTTAGCTTGGGCTGCATCAACATCTAAATTACAAATATCAAGAAATTCAACAGTTGCAAGGCTTCAAAACTACGAAAACGGATCCGCCTCTACTAACCTAGCACTCCAGTGGGAAGGTGGTAACGTAGGTATAGGTACCTCTAGCCCCGGCGCTAAACTCGATGTTAACGGAGAAGTAGTATTTTCTCCAAACACCGCAGGAAAAAATACTTTTACATTTACAACTAATGCTTCAAATGATGCTCGTTTACTCTTAAAGAGCAACACAACTACTACAGTAGATATTCAAGCTAACGGTAATTCCTATTTTAATGGCGGTAACGTAGGTATTGGTACTACTACTCCAAACGCTAAATTAGATTTAGGTACTTCTATAAATGGTAACTATAGAGCATCATTCTTTATGTACAATGATAATACCGCAGGTATCTATCACGGTACTAAGAATGGATTTTATATGGATCAGTTTGGCTTATCCAATAACACACTACTTTCTTTTAGTACTGCAGCATCCGCACCTGGTACCTTCATGCTCGCATCTAAAAATACTGATATTAGTTCTTCTGCAGCTTTAACTCCTAGAATGACCATACTGGGGGAAAGTGGTAACGTAGGTATTGGTACTACAACACCCTCTACTACACTTGATGTACTTGGAGCAAGTTTAGCTGTTAGAGGATCTCAAACAAGACTTTCTATTGGTACAAACTACCCAGGTAGTGGCGATATACCTGCCGGTACTCTAATAAGTGTAGATGACGTAACTAATAATAATCTAGGAATTATTCCAAGTTCTGCTGGAACAGTAGGAAGTAAAGTTGCCGGTGTTGCCTATAACGGTTCTGCTTGGAGAAGTATGTATGAATACGCTAACGTTAATACAGGTGAACCTAATTTAATTTTAGTAAAAACAACAGGCAACGTAGGTATTGGTACTACTAGTCCAACTCGCAAACTCCATATACTTAGCACAGATGATACCCGAGGTATAATGGTTGAACAAACCTTAGCATCTAGCTATGCTGAAGTTCATTTTAAAGCAAACAGAGAGTATAGAGTAGGTACTGGTGGATCTACTTCTGCAGCTGAAGCTGCAAACAGTTGGTATGTCTACGATGCTACTGCTGCTGCTCAAAGATTTGTTATAAACTCCTCAGGTAGCGTAGGTATTGGTACAAGTAGTCCAACTCAACGCCTCCACGTCTCAGGAGCAATCGCAATCGAGGCTGAAAGCACAACAACAAAATATTCAACAACCTTCTCAGGTACACTTTCATCAAATACAAACATTGCTTTTATACCAACAGGATCATTTAAAGCAGCATTCTTTGATTATTATGTTGCTTCAAGTTCAACAAACATGAGAGCAGGAACAATAATGGCAGTACACAACAATTCAACCTCCCGATACACAGACACCAGTACTGGGGATATTGGAAACACTTCCGCTGTTGATTTTTCAACTTCTGTTATATCAGGTAACCTAGTATTAACAGCAAACATCTCAAGCGGAACTTGGGAAATTAAAACAGCATATAGAGCATTATAATAAAACACAGTTATGGCAACAGATTTCGATTATATAATTAGAAAAGGCAATTTAGGGGTTGGTACGGCTAGCCCTTCTGCAAAAGTTGAAGTAGTAGGATCAACACTACTATCAGGTTCACTAACAGTTACAGGTTCAGTAACCATAAATGACTCAGATATAACATCTGCATGGACCTCTTATACTCCTGTCTGGACGGCAGCTACAACAAATCCAAATATTGGAAACGGTACTATTACCGGTAACTACAAAGTAATTGGAAAGATTTGTTTTGTGAGAGGAAATTTAGTTATCGGGTCTACTAGTGCTTTCGGAACCGGGGAATGGTATGTTTCAATGCCTTTCGATGCTGTTGATTATGATACTATTCAAATACCTGTATCAATATTAGATAGCGGAACAGCCTGGTATAATGCTTTAATGAACGGAGCAAGAGCAGGATTTGTATCTAAATCAGCTATTCAGTACCAGACTGTAGGAGGTACAGCAAATAGTATATCTACCGGTTTTCCAATTGCTTGGGCTCCCGGAGATAGATTTACTTGGAATGGTTCTTATGAAATAGCTTAATCCTTAATATGATTTATAGAATATTTATGCAATTTATACCCGGACTAGATGATATCTGGGTTGTACAACTACAGTCGGAAGACCCGATCTACGATTTTGATAATTTAGAGGAGGCAGAGTTAGAAGCAGCCAAACTACAAGCCCAAGATCCGACTGGAAGACTCTATAAAGTAGAGCAGATAAGCTAAACTGTCTTTAAATTATAATGCATATTTATAACAAATGGCAAACGCAGTAAATTATCTATCCCAAATCCAAACCGGACAAACCATCCAAGCAGTTCACGTAAATCAATTCGTGGATGCATTGTCAGGTTCTCAAGCATATGACTTAGTAACTTCCGGTTCTTATAGAATCATTGGTCCTTTATATGCAACAGCATCATGGGCAACCAATGCATTAAACGCTAACAGCTCTTCTTATGCATTATCCTCATCGTTTGCTACCACATCTTCATTTGCAGTCTCTGCCTCAAGAGCAGTAAGTGCATCATTTACCACTACAGCCTCTTATGCAGTTAGTAGTACATCTGCTTTAAGCAGTTCTTACGCCGTTTCTGCAAGTAAAGCTTTTATTGTAGATAATGGAACAACAAACGCAGACTATACCCTAGTATTTAAAAATTCACAAGCAGCCTTAGATGATTATCATCAACTAGGTGCAGATGGATCAAATGGTCCGTATTATAATCCATCAACTAACGTTTTAGGCGGGTTAGGCGGATTAACAGTTTCCGGTTCAATCGGTAGATTCACCTCAATTACAGGTTCACTATCAGGTAGTGTATCAGGAACAGCATCATTTGCAACTTCTGCCTCTTATGCTTTAACTTCCTCTTATGCAAGTAACGGAGTATCAACTCTATCAGTTGGTACATTTTACGATACAACAACTCAAACAGTAGTATCAGGTGCTTCAGCATCTATTACTCTAAACACCCCTGTCATTAATGATGGAATTTCAGTAGTATCAAATTCAAGATTAACAGTAACTAGAACAGGTATTTACAATCTTCAATTTTCAACTCAAGTACAGACCACGGTTGGTGGAGGTCCTCAAGTATATATTTGGCTAAGAAAAAATGGTGTTAATCAAACATACAGCAATACAGGGCTTGATATTCAAAACCAAAACCACAAATACGTTGGAGCATGGAATTTTGTTGAAAGTTTAATTGCAGGAGATTACTTAGAGCTAGTATGGTATGTTAACGGAGGTGCAAGTGCTCAATTAATCGCTGAAGCTGCTGGACCAACAAACGGAGGAGTAGCAGTCCCTTCTGTAATCGTAACTCTGACCCAGATCAAGTAAGCAAATCCAATACTATTTATTAGTATATGGCTAACGCTCAAATCTGGCCCGGTTCCTCATCCTTCTTTCCCGGAGATACTCCTTTTGGGTTCTACGATAATGATTATCAGTTTCAAACGGATGCTGATAAGGTATCAAATTTCTGTGCAAGAAGACTAGGATATCCATTGGTTGATGTCGAATTACAGGATATCAACTTCTATACAGCTTTTGAAGAAGCAGTAACAACTTACGGAAACGAAATTTATGCATTTAAAGTAAGACAGGATTTCCTCTCAATGGAAGGAACAACTACAGGCTCTAGTTTTAATAACGCTGTAATTCAACCAAACTTTGGATCTATCGTAAGAATGTCTCATCAGTACGGCGAAGAAGCAGGGGTTGGTGGAACAGTTACTTGGTATACAGGTTCGTTCCATACAAAAGCCGGTCAGCAGGATTATGATATGACTGTCTGGGCAGCTGCATCAGCTTCCTTAGCACCTGGAGATACAATCGAGATTAAAAGGGTATTTTATGAATCACCCCCGGCCATCGTTCGTTACTTTGATCCTTATGCAGGAACAGGTACCGGTATGATGAACCTATTGGATACTTTTGGATGGGGTAACTACTCACCTGCAATTAATTTCCTTCTGATGCCAATCAACTACGATCTTCAGAAGATTCAGGCTATTGAGTTTAACGACCAGATTAGAAAGTCACAGTATTCTTTTGAGTTAGTAAATAACAGATTAAGATTATTCCCAATCCCAACAGTGGATGAAGGAAAGATGTTCTTTGAATACATTAAGAATTCAGAAAGAAACGTTGCGACAATGCCAAATTCCTCTGGATTAGTTTCTAACGTATCAAATGTGCCTTACAATAATCCAAACTATACTCAGATTAACTCTATTGGCAGACAGTGGATTTTTGAATATACTTTAGCACTAGTGAAAGAGATGCTTGGGTATGTTAGAGGCAAATATGGCACTATACCAATCCCAGGAGCAGAAGTTACTCTTAACCATGCAGACCTAATTGCAGCAGCTACTGCTGAAAAGAACTTGCTTTTAGAAAGATTAAGAGGATATTTAGATGAGACTTCTAGAGATAAACTGCTTGAAAGAAGAGCTCTAGAGGCTGATTATAAAACAAAGGAATTAAACATGGTTCCTCAATTAATATTTATAGGATAATGAAACTACAAGACCTATTAAACGAAGTAACATACTCAATGTACCAAACCTTGGTATATGTTGAATTCTCAGAGGATACCAACATTACTGATATCGCTCAACTCATTAGAGCTTTAAGATATGTTACAGTTGTAAACAATAAAACAGATAAAGAAGATCTAAATCCAAGAGGATTACTCGAATTAAAAGTAGTAACTTTAAAACCAGGGCAAGAAACTTTTGAATTGATTAAAAACGAAGCAATGAAGACAATCCCTACTTTAAAGAAATTCAAATATAGTACCAAACAATTACAAAAAATTGAGGAGATCTAAATGATAGATTGGGAATCCTTATATAGTAAGTTACTAGTAGAGAAACAAAATACTTCCGGTGAACGACATCATATAAAGCCGAGGTACGAAGGCGGCACTGACGAAGATGGCATTGTAGTATTGTCGAGAAGGTACCACATACTTGCTCATTTTATCCGATATAGGTGGCTAAAAGGGTATGGAGATAGGGTAGCTTATAAAATTATGAGCGGACAAGTTAAAAACCCAATGCACGATGAGGAGTTGAAAGCTAAACATAAAGCATTGATGCAGACTGAAGAGCAGAGAAAAAAATATACGTATGCTAAGTCTGAAGAAACAAAGAGTAAATTTAAAAAAGCTAGGAAGGAGTATATTAAAACTCTCCCGGATTTGCGAATACTAACAGTTCAAATGCAAACCCCGGAAGTTGTAGCAAAAAGAAAAGAGGCAATAGTAAAGTATAATCGAGAAAATCCGGAAAAAGTTAAAACTAGAGCTCAAAAAGCACATCAGACACTACAGGAAAATAATAAAAAATTAACACCTGAGCAGCTAAAGCAACGATATGGATCCCCAACAGTAACTAACGGAAAGTGGAAAGGGTATGTAGTTATTGAAAAAGAAGGAAGTACTGCAATTTTTGAGACTATTAAGATTGCAGCACAAGAATTAAAAATAGGCTATAGTACATTATTACAAGCAATCAAGCGAGGTACTGGTACCAATAGGAGTATACTACATAATGCAACTATTTATTTAAAAAAAGAGCTGTAGTATGTGTGCAATGTTTGGCCGATTTAGAGATGTATTGTTGATTAATAGTATCAACCGTGAGTTATTACCCGATATTATAACTCAGCAGATAGGATATTACAAAGTCACTCTTGGAGCTTCACAAACAAACATTTACGGAGAAGCCATTGATAAATTTTTCAGCGAACCAGCCTTACTTAACTGCTTAATTACTAGAGGAGATCAAACCTGGAGTACGGATAATTTTGGACCGGATGTTAACAGAGCGTTAAATTTTGCTTTCTTCCAACAAGACTTAAGAGACCTTGAATTAGTACCTGAAGTAGGAGATGTTATATTCTATTATGAAAATTACTATGAAGTAGATGGCACTATAGAAAACCAATACTTTGTAGGTAAGATACCTGAATACTCATACTCTGATGGACTAAGTCAATTTGGTTCTTCAATTAGTATTGTTTGTTCAACTCACCTTGTACCTGCTGATAAACTAGGTATAACTAAAGAAAGAATGTAATGGCTAACAAGATTAGAAAACCAGTACCGAAAAATCAAAGAGAGATTGCTATCTCTCAACAGACTCCTTTTTTGGACGATCCTAATGCAGCGGTAACGCCACTACCACTATTTCAGAACCCAACCAATCCAGCAACCGCTAAAAGTTATAGAGCAAATCAAATCTCAGTAAAAGGGGATACTGAAAAGCCATACACAGTCGGTATTGAGGATATCGACGAAGCTGTTGTATACTACTTTAATAATGTAATTAAACCTCAAGTATACCAGAACGGAACTACAATAGCAGTACCTGTTATTTACGGAAATCCCGAAAGGTGGAAATCAGTTCAAAAAGACGGGTATTATAGAGACAAAAATGGTAAGATTATGTGTCCTATCATTATGTTTAAGAATAGTTCTGTAGAAAAAGACTTCACTGTTGCTAACAAATTAGATGCTAACAATCCTCTAAACTATGCAGTAGTAGGTCAAAAATACCAGAAGGGTGTAGCCTATAGCAACTTTGATATCCTAAATAACAGAAAACCTGTAGTTAGTTATCAAGCAGTAGTAATTCCGGATTACGTTACTTTAAATTACGAATGTGTTATTTGGACTTATTACAGAGAACAGATGAACAAAATTGTTGAAGCAATTAACTACGCTTCAGATGCATACTGGGGAGATCCTGCTAGATTTAAATTTAGAGCAAGGATTGACACTTACACTGATAACACTACAGTAAATCAAGGAGAAGAACGCTTAGTAAGAACCTCTTTTAACATTAAGTTAAGAGGGTATATTATTCCAGACGCAATCGCTAAAGATTTAACAGCTACTAAGAAGTTTCTTTCTGCTGGTAAAATCTCTTTTGGTATAGAGACTGATTCAATAATCGATTAAATACCGGTTACTCCCGCGTATTTTAGTACTGCTTTTTGAACACCTTCTTACTATTTATATTAGAACTATTAAATCAACTAAAACAAAATGGCAGAAACTTTAATATCCCCAGGGGTACTCGCTAGAGAAAACGATCAATCGTTTATCACCTCACAACCAGTTACGGTGGGAGCAGCTATTATTGGACCTACAGTAAAAGGTCCTGTAGAAGTACCTACTGTGATTACGTCTTACAGTCAGTATCAAAATACTTTCGGTAGCACTTTCACAAGCGGTAGTAATGTATACACTTACTTTACTTCAATCGCAGCTTATAACTATTTCAACAACGGAGGAGAAACCTTATTGGTTGCAAGAGTAGTATCTGGTTCATATTCTTCAGCTACCTCTCCTGCAAGCGGATCAAATACTTCTGGTTCAGTAGTATTCGAAACCTTATCTGAAGGAGTTATGATGAATAGCTCATCTTCTCTAAGCTCAAATGGTGCATTAGCAAGCGGAAGCATCGATAACATCAGATGGCAAATTGTTAACTCTAACACTTCTTCAGGTACTTTTGACCTATTAGTGAGAAGAGGAGACGATACTGGTAACACTCCTATCGTATTAGAAACTTGGACTAACCTATCATTAGATCCTATGACTACTAACTATGTAGCTAAGGTAATCGGTGATCAGACTTACAACTACGCAAGCTCAGGCACCAGCTACTACTTAGAAATCACTGGATCATATCCTGTAAAATCTAAGTACTTGAGAGTTAAGTCTGTACCTTCACCAACTCCTGGATACTTTGATAACTCTGGATCTCCTAAAGCTCAATACACTAGCTCAATTCCTTTGAACGGATCAGGTTCATTCTCAGGTGCAACTGGTGATATTATGGGTAATGCCCAATACTACAACACAATTACAGACGGCAACAGATCACAAGGTATTCCTAGCGGAAGCTACTCTAACATGATCAACTTGTTGTCAAATACAGACGATTATAAGTTTAATCTTCTATTGACTCCTGGATTGTTTGATTCTTTGCAACCTTCACAAGTAACTTCAATTATTTCAAATACTCAAAACAGAGGAGATAACTTGTTCGTACTTGATTTAGTTCCTTACAACTCACAAGTTGCTACAGTAGTAACTCAAGCTGCTTCTAGAAACACTTCTTATGCTGCTTCTTACTGGCCTTGGGTACAGGTATTAGATCCAGATTCTGGTCAACAGGTTTGGGTACCTGCTTCAACTGTTCTTGGTGGTGTTTATGCATTCAACGATTCAGTTGCTGAGCCTTGGTTTGCTCCTGCTGGTATTAACAGAGGTGGTTTAGGTCAAGTAATCAGAGCAGAAAGAAAATTAGCTCAATCTGACAGAGATACTTTATACAGCGGTAAAGTTAACCCAATTGCTACTTTCCCAGGACAAGGTACAGTAGTATACGGACAAAAGACTTTGCAGACTAAAGCTTCTGCTTTGGATAGAGTAAACGTAAGAAGATTGTTGATCTCTTTGAAATCTTACATCTCTCAAGTAGCTAACAACTTAGTATTCGAACAGAATAGTGTTGCTACTAGAAATTCTTTCTTGGCACAGGTTAATCCTTACCTAGAATCAGTTCAACAGAGACAGGGACTTTACGCTTTCAAAGTAGTGATGGACGAATCAAACAACACAGCAGATGTAGTTGACAGAAACGAGATGGTTGGTCAAATTTATATCCAACCTACTAAGACTGCCGAATTCATCTACTTAGATTTCAACATTACTCCAACAGGAACTACATTCCCAGGATAATTTTAACATAAGGCAATATTTATAAACAAATAGCAAAATGGCAATTTTAACAGCAGACGAAATTTTCTTCACCGCGTTTGAACCCAAAGTACAGAATAGATTTATCATGTACGTTGATGGTATTCCAGCTTACCTTATTAAAGGGGTAAATGGATTAGGATTCGAACAGGGCGAAATTGTATTGAACCATATTAACGTTTACCGTAAAGTAAAAGGTAAATTGAGATGGAATGATGTAACTTTGACATTATTTGATCCTATCACTCCTTCAGGAGCACAGGCAGTAATGGAATGGGTACGTTTACACCACGAATCAGTAACTGGCCGTGATGGTTATTCTGACTTCTACAAGAAGGACGTAACAATCGACATCGTAGGTCCAGTAGGTGATATTGTTTCTGAGTGGGTACTAAAAGGAGCTTTTGTTAAGACTGCTGATTTTGGTGAATTAAACTTCGATAACGATTCAACTGCACAAAACATTTCCTTGACTTTGGGAATGGATTATTGTATCTTAAATTTCTGATCGCAGTATTCAACTTCTACTTTTCAAGAAAGCCTCCTATTTATAATAAAGATAGGAGGTTTTTTTATGCACGAATATTTTCAAATCATTAGACAAGCTCTTTCTGAAGGCAGAGAGAAAGGAATTACTTATTATGAAGCACATCATATAATTCCTAGAAGCTTCAATAAACAATCAAGCACGGTATTACTAACACCGGAAGAGCATTACAGGTGTCACAAACTACTTGCACAGCATTTTAAGCATCATCCCACATACGGTAAAAAAATGCTTTGGGCTTTTCACCGAATTAGTTATGATGGAAAACACAAATTAACAGAAGAGCAATATGGAGAAGCTAGAAGGATTTTGCAAATACTATGGAAAGCTGATAAAACAGATGCACATAAGGATAATATTCGAAAAACTCGAGTAGGTAAGAAAACAATAGTACATCCAGGGACTAATGAGATTAAATATGTATTAACAGAAGACTTGCAAGAGTGGTTAGACCAAGGATGGGAAAATACAAATTATAGAAAAGGAACTAGTTTCTCACAGGACCATAAAGATAAACTTAGTGTAGTAGCAAAATCACGGTTTACAGGGAAAACAGGACTCTCTGCTCAAGCAGCAAAAGGACCTTATACAGTAGAATTTCAAGATGGAAGAAAATACACAGAAGGAAGTTATCCGCAATTATCAAAAACAGTTAACATACCGCTAGTAACCCTTCAATACCGGTACGTTCATAAAAAAGGGCAAATGTTAAAAGGTTGGGCTATTTATTAGAGAGGGCTTTTTTATTACATGAAACTCATAGATATCTTAAACGAACTCTATAATACGCCGCAGAGTATAAAGAACAAGCAAAAGGAACTAGAAGATCTCGGCTATACTAAAATCGGAGTAGGAGATAATGGCATTGTAATGCAAAAAAAATCCGACGTAAAGAAGCTTACTACGGATGTTGATGAGCTAGAACACGCTGAGAAACTTGCAAACCATTCTTTCTCATGCATTATCCCTATTTACAAAGTAGAAAGACTGCCCGGAGGTAAGACAGGTGTAATCGATATGACTGACGCCCAGCAGCTTGCAGAAAAAGAGAAAAAAGAGATCAAAGATACTAAAGATGAAGTAAAGAAGTATTTAGAAGGTGAAGAAAAATTAATTCCAGAAGTAACAGAAGACTTAGCAAAGTTTATAGAAGAGTTAAAAAAAGCATTTGAACAAACAGATATCGATCCAGGCGACATTGATTGGAAAGAAGACAAT